AACAACCAACGCCTAATATAACCATGGCGCCAGCTAAAGCTAAAAGCGCAGGAGTCAACGGTGCTAAAAGTAAACCCGCTAATCCGATGACCCCGAATGCCCCAGCCAAAGCGAGCAGACTAATTCCCACCGCAGTTAGAGACATACCTCCAAGAGTTTGTAATGCTTGAGCTAGAATGGCGACCGCCCCCGCAAGAATAAATAACGCAGTCGCATCTAGAACTTTGTTTTTCATTAGTGCGAATGTGGTAACGATGATTCCTAGAGATCCAGCCATAGCTAATAGCCCTTTTGATATTTCTTCCCAAGACATTTTTCCAAGCGTTGATAACGCTTTTGCTAATATGGTTATCGTGGTTGCAATGTCAAGCAAGGCTAAAGATTGAAATAATATATTCTTCGGAAGAGTCTTAAATGTCACGACTATGATTCCCAAAGCTCCAGCTAAGGTGGTTAACCCTCTTGCAATCTCTTCCCATGACATTTTTCCCATCTCACTAATGGCTTTTGCGAATATAATCATGGCTGCGCCAAGTATTGTTAACGAGAACGCCGTAGAGATTACATTTTTCACATTACCAGTAAGATTAGCGAATAAGGCAACTTCGGCTAACACGACTCCTACCCCAAGAAGGCCTTTAATTAGCGACACTGTATCTATTTCACTAAACTTTTTGACAGCAACGCCTAATACGTTTATAGCCATAGCCAGAACTACCACTCCAACGCTTTTAGTCACACCCATGCCACTTAGATCTACGACTTTCATGAATAGAGCTAGTTCCGCCATCAGTACTCCAACGCCTATAAGTCCATTCGTCAAACCAGCTTTATCGACAGCACTAAGTCTCTCCACTGACGAAACAAGAACACGTATTGCCGTTCCGAAAACAATAAACCCAATTGACGCTCTCGTTAGACTTCCAGATATACCGCTTAGAACCTTTGATGAGACTAATAGTATACCTGTTAACGCCGCCACTGCAGTAAGGCCTTGTTGTAGGGCATCTTTATCTATTTTAGACAGGATAGTCATTGCATGTGCTAAAATAAGAATTGCAACAGATAAACCAAGCATTTCGGTAGTAATTCTTGTCATCGCTATAAACCCTAGACCACCAGAAACCTTTTCGAATAAAGCCATGGCTCCAAAAAGTTGTAGGAACATCGTGGTCATTGCAGCGAGGGCCGATGCTAATTTGTTAGAATCGATAGATGCTATAGCGACGAGGGCTACGGCTAATATACCAATGGAAATTGCAATTTTCATTAGAATTCCAGCTTTTAATGAGTTCTGATAGGCTTCTAAACTCCCTCTAAGATCCCCGAGAATACCTGTAAAATTCCCGAGAAAGCTATCGGCATTCTTAGTTATCGATGATATCCAATCTATAAATCTACCAATTCCAAGTGCGATGGCCATTAATACACCGCCTTGTGCGGCATTAACTACACCATTAAAATCGGAATCCTTAAACGCGTCAGTGATAGCCGTTCTGATTTTACCAATGCCGGCGCTAATCATATCTGCGAGTTTATAGAATGTCTGTGGTACAGCCTTAAGACCAGCTAATATGCCAGAAAGCATGGAGTCCACCATCTCGCCAAGCGTTTCGAGAGATTTGAACTTCTTAGTAACGTGATCAGACAAAGAGTCGATACCTGTCGTATCAGCGTTGCTAATAGATTTAAACGCGCCAGTTATGCTAGTTATAGCCATTGTAATTCCATCAGCAATCGGCTTAATAAGATTTCCGATTTTTTTAATAACAACGTTAAATGAGTCCGAAGACTTTATGGCATTATCTATGGCTACTAAAAATTCACCAATACTACCGGTCATGGCGAGAAAACCCCCGCCTGCTGGAATTAGATACTGAATCACGGCACTAAGACCGCTGGCGATAGCGAACAACGCCTGCTTACCAATGTCAAGTATGGCAAATAATCCTTTGAAAGTGTTCTTTATGTTGTTAGAGGTTTCGTCTCCTATTTTGAAGTTCCTTGATAAATCCCTTATCGATTCGGAAATTTTAACAAGCCTTTCGCCGGTCATTGGTGGAAAGATCTCACTGAACGCATCACCTATTGGATCTAGGACTTCTTTAATTCCTTTAAAAGAGTTGAATAATGCTTCGATTATGTGATATCGTCCGTCGTTAGCCTTCCAGAAAGCAAGCATCTTGTTTCTAGCATCCGCGGATGCTCCTGCAATGGCTCCAAACCCATCGTTAATGGCTGTGAAGAAACCGGTCGCCTCTTCTTTATTACCTATAACATTTTCCCACGTCTGAGCCCATCCGGATTGAACGGATTCTCTCATAGTGCTTAGTAACTGAGTTAAAGTTTTGACTTGAGTCGCGGCGTCGATTAGCGATTTATCTTCAGAAAACTTTGCGAGTGTCTTCGTTAGCACTTCGGTGGTTATCCAACCGGATTCCAATGACTCTCTGAATGATACAGCCATATTTCGTCCGTTACCAAGTTCTTTGGCGGTTTTCTCCAAGGCTTTCTGGAATAATTCGCCGCCCATTCCGGCACTAATTACAGATTGCCAATCCATAAGTCTAAGCGTTCCAGATGATATGGCTTGGGAGAGTTGATACATAGCTGTCGATGCTTGTAGGGCACTTGATCCAGACCCAGCGGCAAGGTTAGCTATACCTTTGATGGATACCGTCGCGGTTTTAAGGTCGACGCCAGCCGCCGTGAATGTGCCTATGTTTCTTGTCATCTCGGCGAAGTTATAAATGGTTTTGTCGGCATAATGATTCAATTTATTAAGTGCGTCATTCACGTCATCAAGATTTGTGCCTTTGCTGGCAGTATTAGTCATGATCGTCGTAATGGCGTTCATTTTTGTTTCGTATTCTTCTAAACCGGTCTTTATCGGATTGATTGTGAGTGACTCTAATAATTGCTTACCGCTATAGATGGCTGAATTAGTAATGTTTTGGAGTGCAGTAACCCCGACAATGCCCAGCGTCGAGAACCTATTGGATAAATTATTAACGCCTTCGGCTATACCGGCTAGAGAAAACGATTTTCCAGCTCTATCCAAATTCGATAAACTTCTAGTTGCGCCATCTAGATTGAGACCGGCCTTCAAGTTATTAAGCGATGCCACACTCGAACGAATCCCATTTTCAAACTGTTGATTATAGAGTCGTAATTCAACAACTCGTTCATCGACACTATGCATTATTTAATTACCTCCTCCCACATTGCGTTTGCCATCTTGTCAAATATAGGCCGTAATGCTGGGTTTATATAATCTCTACCTTCGACGTAACCACCATTTCGTGTTGCGTGGCCATACTGAATTATGATCGCTATTGGTACACCATTAACGACGTTCGAATTAGTCCATACAATTGATAAAGAAGTTCCTTCTCGATGAATTTCATATTTCCACGAAAGTGCCGTTAGTCCAGAATCTAACGGGGTATTTAAAGCAAGGGCTCGCACACCTTCTTGCCCGTATCTTTCTAAAATTGCCGCGTAGTTAATTTTTGGAGCTCGTGTAAGCATCCGTTCTAATCGTCTGAAACTTCCACGATGATGTATTTTTATCATCCTTTTGTACCTAGCGATTCTCTACGGGACGCGTTTAATGCAGCGTTTCTACTCATGAGTTCCTTCTTACTACGCTTCTTTGGAGATTGATTTTTTACACCACATACGTTTATGAGTGTTAATAATCTATTAAGATGCCATTTTTGGCATTCAAAAGGAATATTCATCGATATCATCCAATAATAAATTATCTCAGCAGTTATGATCTCTCGGTTGGTTGTTTTATTTTCGTTGTGGAAAGTTGTAGCTGTCATTGCGGCTTCTATGTAATCTCTTACTTGTTTAATGTTGTCATTAGATATGAAATTAAAGATATCATGATCGACATTTTTGGTTATTGTCATGCATCTTATGTAATCAATAGTTTCCTCTATCGTTTTCTCCGCTTTTGATAAGAACGGTTTAAGCCACTTTGACTCCCATTTTGAAATGGAGACCAGCGAATGCTCTAGGCATAATATTTGTTCTTTAGATGTGAAGAACTTATCGTTTACTTCGTCGTATTGTTCAGTGGCTAATAGTTTTATATAGAGCATACGTCTGGCCTCCCCTATTAACTTACTTAATCGAAATGGGACTCGATGGCACAATGCCGTTTACGAAAGCGGCTGCGGCTTCGGAATTTGTAGCTAGTTCCAGGAACAATTCACTGTAGGCTTCAGTCTGTGAAAACGCGTCTCTTAGTTCCTGATTTTTAACAAATCGCTTACCATCCGGAGACTTCTCACCGTAAGATTTCAGGATTAAATCTTTAAACACCTCAATAATTCGCTTAGTATCTTGAGATGCTACAATTTTCTCGAGCATAGCAGCAAGGCCTCCGGATGTGGACATTTCCATCTCGATGACCTCGGCTTTTGTTAGATTGAAATAGAACTCTTCGGTCCTTTCATTTCCATCGAAATCGACATAAGGAATGGTTTTTTTCATCATTTGGTTTTAAACTCCCTTCAAATTTTAAATGGCGCTTAGACTGTGTTATTAGCACAGGGCCCGTTAACGGCGATGATTATTTTTGATTAAGACCTAAAACGTTACGTTCGATTCGATCTTCAACTCTGCGGTTCATCCACATCAATGCCTCTTCTACATGAGTTAGAGCACAAGCATTATCACGCGATGAAAAAGGTCCTTTTTGGAACGCTTTTAGTCGATCTCTTACTATTTCCAATAGATCCGGGTCTAAAACGCCAGGAATAGAACCTTCTTCTTTTCTAGCCCCGTCTTGGAATTGTATGATTGTTTCTTTAGGAACCATCAATCCTTGGTCAGACACGACAATATACTTATGGTTGGCGCCGCCATTACCGGGTTCGTCGGCAACAAAGACTCGGTTAAGTTTTTCTCTTTTTTGTATAGTGCTTATTTCTTGCATTTTTAAACTCCCTTCAAATTTTAGTTAACTGGTGTTATATCGATATAGTATTCTTGATTCTCCTCGATTAATTTAGCCGCATCAGCATTAACCGAATACAGCGTAATCTGCCCAGCCGGGTCATATTTAAAGAACCCAGCATTCTCATGACTATCCTTCGTCACAGCTTGCATGGTTACATCGGAACTACCACGGACTATTTTATTCTTAACGCATTTGAATTTTGTTCGGGCTATCATACAATCACCCCTTCAAATAACGAAAACGGAGCTCTCATATTTCAGAGAACCCCGCCTAGAAATTTACTTAGCTATTAACCAGCGGCGAACATGGTCGCAATTTCGTCAGGTAAAGGTAGCTCTGCTGGGGTTGCCGTGTCTCCGAATAACAACTTCTCGAGTGCTATTAGTTTCGTAGCGTCGACCTTCGTCGAGTCAATGGTTAAAGATGCTGTTGGTCTCTTTCCAGTGACAGCGACCGGCGTGGTGGTTACTTCCCACGAGAAGGTTATTGCTTCTGGGGAATCATTGATTGTCGAATATGCCTTTTCTGTAGGAGCAGCAAGACAACCATAAACCAGATGTAATTTGTAACCGTGATCTGCCCCTTCGGTGTCATTACCGAGGGTGGTCTTATAGGCTAGACCAAACGTTTTCCGATCTTGCTGACCTATCGAGACACCTACGGCAATTTCCGCAGAACCATCGCACTCGGCAAATTCATCGGGATATGTGTATGCTTCGATCGTTGCGCCGAACTCCTCAGCGGATAGGAGATTTAAATATTTGATGTCGTCGGCGTAAATCGGTGTTGGTTCTGCACCGGACGGACTTTCGGTGACGGCGGTTAAGCCATTCCACGCGACACCTAAAGGATATGCGCCAGTATTATCCATAACATAGAGAACTCCATTTTTTACACCGGTTTCATATAGACGTTCTCCAGAAGCATCCCAAATAAGTTTAGCCATTTCTTTTCCCCCTTAATAATAAAGATTGTATACGTCATGATTAAGATTGTCAGACGTATAGCGCCTATCAAAAACACACATAGGCAAAGACTTGATTTTGTCTGGAAGTAAACTATCAGGATTTTTATCAACCACCGTTACGGTGTATCCGACTTGATGGTTATACGGTTTGTCGTTTGCAAATTTAGTTTTGTTCAGACTACGTGAGTAAATGATACAAGGATAACTCAACTTGACGGTCTCAGGTGGTTGAAAATAGACGTTAGACGAGCCGATTAGAGCCTCAAGGAGTGTCTGAAGTTGGACCCTGCTCGCCATTATAAGTACCTCCTATAGCTAATATTAGACGAGGCCTCTGGACATCGATTTTAGTAATCTTCCAAGAAGCCCCCATCCATTTGATATATCGCATAGTGTGGAAATTCTGATAGGCAAATGGATCGGCTACAATACTGATCTCGTTATTTATAGTCAGATCGTCATTCAGATTCTCCCCTGCCTGCCAGCGTCTTGATAGCTTTACAACGTCACCAGAGTAATTTCGCTCTGTTATAACCTCCTCCCACACACCAGGCGCTGTTTCGCTAGTTTCCGCATAGCCGATTGCTCCATAGAACTTTGCCATTTTGAATCTCCTTCTGTAAGAAGTATAGTGAGCCTTCCGCTTATGACGCCATAACCAAGAAAGCCCACCAATCTTACTACTTAGCCAGCGGCGACTTCTAAGAACTCAAGTGCAATTGCAGAATAGGGTTTAACCAACGCTCCGGAACAACGAGTTTCGATAAGATACTTCTGAGCATTATAATCAATGTCAAAGTCATCAAACATGTTGACGGCCCCACCTTTATCGGCTCCAACATTGTAATCGGATAGGTTAACTATGATGCCACCAAGAGTATAGACTTTGCTATCGGTCGACGTTCTAGTTAAAGACTCCATTACTGGAACCGTGATAATCTCTTTAACCCGTAGAGCCGTGGCTAACTTATCGACGGAATCGTAGATTATACGACCAGTTGTATCTTCCATCAACAAGCAGTCAGTGAGGATGTCCTCTGTAGCATATAGAGTCGGAGAACCAGAACCTTTATAGTTCTTTCTAGACTTAACGGCCGCGCGAATGAATGCTTTTGCCTTTTGATCAGCAGTAGCGTTAGCAACATGCTCAACTGGAGTTTTGATAGTGTATAGATCGGCATCTGTCCAAATCGGTCGGATGTTTCCTTCGTTGATTTTGTCGTCAGACGAACCTATACGACCGTCGCCAATTAGAAGCGCGCGAGCAATTTCTTCGTCCAGCATAACTCGCATTTCAGATTTTAGCCACGCCACCACATCGAAGTCGGTGATGTCAACGACATCGTCACGATCGAGTTTCTGTTTCTTGTAAATAGTTGTCGGGGTCGTACTTCGCTTAAGTAAGGAGAATACTTCTTCCACCTTCAGTTTACCTTTGATGTAACCTTTGGCGCGAGCATCGGCCTCAGTGATATCCGCATAGATAGATTTGATACGGGAGAATGGAGTGCTATGCACGTTACCCATTACTTTTTGTACCCAACCCATTTCTCGTTGAATAAACATTGGAGTGTTAGTAACATTTTTCGCATCTGGGAATAGATAATCGATATTATCAATACCATGAGCTAGGACAGCGTCTTTCAGGCTGCCATATCGTTTAGCGTCTGTGATAATAGCCTCCATATCGGAATGGCTAAGTACGTCCTTCTTGTCCTCTTTGTCGAATACGTTTTGTTTCATTTCATCGTCTCCTTCGTCATCTTGATTATCGTTTCCGTCGAGAGCTTGGCCGATCATCGCGTACACCACTGTTTTCTGTTTTTCAGAAAGAGTGTTAAACACGTCGGCAACAGTTTCATCATCTTCCGACGTGTCGGTTTTTGGCGCTTCTTTTTTGGGTTCTTCCTTTGGCGGATCGGCATGAAATAGTTCAACTTTTTCGCCAGTATAAATCACGGCTTCTTCGTCAGATTCTTCACCATGAATCATAACAGAATCAATGAACGCCCCAGGATTTGCTCCAGAGAGCACTAAACTTAACTCGCGAATTGCCCCATGCACGACGTTATCGCCCTTCTGTCTAAGCTGATTCGCGTATATTGACAGAGCTGAAACATCGCCATGTTTGACTAACAGTTTCGCGTTCTTTCCGGCTTCTGTTTCGTTAAAAACACAATAGGCGTAAACCCCCTCTTTTCGATTCTCCAATAATGCGTGACCAAGCACGTTCATCGGACCATCGTGCTGGTGATTCCACACCATAGGAACCGTTTGGCCGTCGTTATGTTTGAATGCATCTTGTAGGATGGTTCGACCATCGGAGCATTTAAGATTGTTCCGAGTCGCCCATCCACTAAAATCATACTTTTTCAATTTTAATTTCTCCTTCCATTTTGAGGTTATGCACTTATATGGTCTTCGCTTGATGATGTATCTTCAGCCGGTTTACTTATGTTTTTGTTTTTAAGTTCATCGGCTTTTGGATCGTTAGATGGTTTCATTCCAATAATTTGTCTAACTTCGTTCGATGACAAGATTTCGTTCCGAGTGAACTTATCGGCAATCTCGGCCAAATCATTCACTGGTACAAGTCTAAACGGATCTCTAAACACTAAGATTGACTGAAACTGGGATCTTGCGGTTTTGGTCAAGAATTTTCGTTTCATCTCGTCAACTATAGCGGAGACAATTGGCTCGATGGTTCGGTTGTAATAATTAAGCATCGTCTTCTCGTCAGCCGTACCATCTAATATACTCTGAGTGATTCCTAATTGGCTATACAGCATGCTCATTAGAAATTCAATCTGACCCATTAGATTGTTTTCGACCGATCGATTCAACTGTGTAATGCGCTCTGTACCATCGGTATAAGCGATACCATATTTAGACCCAGCCAACTGATTCTCTATATCGGTACGACGAAGTTCGGCTTGTTCTCGCCTAGCTGTCGTCTTGATGACGTACGGCAATTGAATTATTAAATCTAGTTTTCCAGAACCACTTTGAATGTCTATTGCGTCTAATAGATTCAATTTCGAGATCAAGCGTTTTAAAGTCGAATTTGGTTCGTTCATGATGGTGTATAGAGGATTTTCAATAATCGCCACTGTACTTTTAGGTACTGGAATATCTTCTTTCAATCCTGTTTTCTCGTTGTACACTTGTACGCGTATGGAGTTCGGATACCACTGTAGAATCTTACCAGTTCGCATCGAGTTGACATCGTACGAACCCGTAATTGTTGGGTTAAACGTCGTATCTGTCGGGACAATGGCAATGCATCCTTCATCCAAAATAGACATAACAGCGTCTTGAATAAATGCGCGTCCTGTCTGATCAATGTTGGCATCTAGGGTTAAACAAGTATTCAATCCAGACTCGATAACTGATATGAACCGGTTGTTCTGGTCTAGTCGAACATGCTGTATGCTTAATGCGGCGGCATCGATAGCGATGCGATTATACACGGCCGTAATGATTGAACGTTCATTTCCGCGAGTAAGTCTTGGTCTATCGGGCCTATTAGAATATCCCATACCATTGGTTCCGTAATATGGACCAGGGTCTTTATTAAAGAAGACGTTCCATGCATGTTTTAATCTGGAACCAACTGATTCCAATATCTTTTCACCTCCTTTAATGCCAATAAGTAATTATCTATTTACTTATTGGTGGCATAATCATAATACTTCCTTCCGCCAATAATCCCTAAAGTGACTCCGGCCACTTTGGCGGCTCCCTCATTACCGGTGGCATTAAACACTAACGCGCTTCCAACATTAGAGGATAATAGCCCAACTACAACTGCCATACCAGCGGCAACTTTCTTTTTATTCGATTTCGAATTGTCCCTCTTTGTTTCGTTCTGATTTTTTGGATAATTTGATTTTTTAATAACATTACGACTGTTAGTTTTATGGTTGGAACCTTTACGCCCCCAACGCATACCTGGTATACCAAAATGCCGTAATTTATAATAGCTCATCAGACGTTCAACACCTCCTTTTATCGTCGCACTTATCGATTGTCAATAATAGCAGTCTTTAAATCACTAGATTGCCAAACGACATTATCGACCCTTTGTGGAAGAATATTTGCGCCCCAACGATTAAAGTTCGCTTCGTTTCTGGCTCGTGAGGCGTTAACTTGTTTAGCTTTCATTCCGAGCGCCCACTTTCCAATATAGGCAGCTTTTACCGCGAAGCCTACGCCAGCTTCTATACCGTCTTCTTTTGTTATGAAGTGATCCTTAGTGCCATTCGCCCTTTTTCCGTCATCGGCGTATCGCTTTGCCGCCGATTTGGCAAGAGAGTCTTTAAGCGCAACGTTAGCCGCGGTGTGTGCTGATATTTGGGCAACCCTAATGGCGATATCTTTCTTATTGGCAGGGAATTTACCAGTGAGAACGTCTTTAACGATCATCTGAGAAGTTAAACTAACCGCAGTTTTTGCCACACGCATACCAACATTCTGACTTCGGTATTTAAATCTAGCGGCGTCAGATGTTCCTTGGAGACTCTTATTGTTATTTAAAGCGGTTAATTTTTTCTGAAATGCCTTTTCTTTTTGTTTCGACGATGATTTACTTTTTGAAGACGCGCCTCGTTTCCCCCAATGCATACCCAGGACTCCAAAATGCCGTAGATAGTTAGGTTCCATTTTGAATTATACCTCCTTAGTATGCTGAACCAAGCGAAATACGACGCCAGTTCTTACCGGAAGTTGTGTTAGCGGCTACGCATTTGTACAGATACGACGCGTCAACCATTATAGCATCTATGTCGCCGACAGTACCGTTAACGCCTCCCGATAATGCCACAGCACCTTCTGTAAACGCCCCATTAGCCATGGTTTCACCGATGATAATGGGGTTACCAATAGTCCCAGCAACATCGGCGGTAAGGTCTACACTATCTCCTGTACCATCGGCCGCACCGACTCCTTGTGTGTCAGACATGGTGATGGCGGCCACTAGCGCTGTCACAGCATTCGTAGCCGTACAGTTCGCTCCAGTCGCTAATGTTACTCCAGCAAACACGTTTGTTACTGCGGTGAACGTTTCTGTGGTAGCAATTGTATCACCAGAAACTCCGCCAATCAAAGCTGTAATAACACAATCATTCACTACAAAATTAGCAGCGGTAACTAGAGGATGCGGGTCGTTAACTTCGTCGACGCCGTTGATCGCGGCGATTATCGCTAGTTTTGAAGTAGCTAAATCAGTAGCAATTGAGATTTCACCGTCAGCATTGTTAGTTCCAGCAGGAACGAATGTGTACACTTTCTCTCCAATAGTCATAGTGTCACCACTGGTTGGTTGAGCAGCGATCGTTAAGGCTATGGACGACTTGGTCGTGCTGGCGGTGATATTAACCGCGATATTTGTAGATGCTGTTTTTGTTTGAGCAGTGTCTGATAGGAATTCATATACGTCGGTTCCCGCTAAGGCTGGATTGTTGATGGTGACAGTTTCTCCATGAATTACGACTCCAGATATTGCCAGGTTTTCTGTGGCGTTCACGGCATTTATGGCTGTGCCAGAAACTACTACGTTGTTAATGGAGTCGATGATGGATTTTATTTTACCACCTAATTTCATTCTCTGGGTATTTACGTTAATGTTATCTAAGTCTAGGGCATCTACGGCGGTAAGATTATTCATAATCATTCACTCCTTTTTTATTTATCCATTATAACAAGTGTTGGAAAGGCTCCAGGTTGAGAAGTTACGGCTTTGACTACTTTAGTTCCTGATGGGTTCGATTTTAAAAGTTCATTAACAGAATCATTCAGGTGTTTATCCCATAGTCGGCCATATGCTTTTTCATATCTAGCGTTATACGCGTTTAACTTTGAATCGTTAAAGTTTACTTTTCCCCATTTATCATTGAACGATGATATTTCTTTATTTATTTTGTCGGCCGCATGGTTATTTATTAAAACCCTTGTGTCGGTCGACGTTATTTTCTTTTCCCATTTAGCATCTGCTTTTTTCATTTTTTTTAGCAGCTACTTTAGCTTTATGATGGCCCCATCTCATTCCGAGTTTCCCGAAATGTTGTAAGTGTTCTCGATCGGACACGACTACCCCCCCCAACTATTCAAATGCGTCTTTATTTGCTTTATACGACACATAAGCATCCATCAATGCAGAAACGCTATCGATCTTTTGCGCGTAGCGTTTCTTTAATAGTTTACGATTACCATTAGTATCCTCAAGTGTTATAGAATTACCCATAGCAAAAGTCATCAGCACTTGATCAAATACCAACATGCGTTCTTCGGCTAGGATTTTCAATTCGCCTAATGGTACCGATTCGGTTTTTGTTCCTTGTATAACTTTGTCTATGCCGTAAGGTCCATTTTCAGTTTCCCACCTAGTTACGAATTCTTTAGCGTTATATGGATCGAATCCAAAGCAACGTACGTCGTAACTCGAATCGATTATGTACTTGTCGAGATCTTCGTACACTTCCATCGTATCAAGGACCGTACCTTCGAGCACAATCAAACTACCCTCTTCTAGGAACTCATTGTATTTGATACGCATGGCCCCTGGTAGTTTCATAAGGGTTAGTGATGTGATGTAACATCTAGTCTTTACGCCAAACATTCCGTTTTGTAGAGGGAATAAGAATGTGAACGCACAGAAGTCATCACCTTGCGATAAGTCGCCTCCCATCGCGCAGGGCATAGACCAGAAGTTACGTTTCCGATGCGGCAATGTGTCTTCATAGGCAAAGAAGTAAGTATAACCTTCCATTGGTATTCCAAATCGTTTGGCCAAAATATCGTTTCTGGCCGCTGGAGCTTTTTCAGCTCTTTCGACATCTAATTGATAAGTTTCGTATGTCACGGTTTGGCCAAGATTAGGATTAGCTTTCTGCCAAGTTGCTGGATCGCTAATTTCTTTAATGTCGTCTAGTTTATACCACCAAATGGAAACGTGCGGATTAATATACTCTCCTTTCAAGATATCAGACAGTTCCATTTTGATTGTGTCGCCACTACCGTTCCGAACGGTTCCTTCTGAACTCGTAGCGACGATTATATAGTCATCGAGTTTAGACGCCCCTTGTTCGATGGCCCCAACCACGTCTTCTCTTATGTCTCCAGAAAGCCACTCGTCAACTGTTGAGACTTTTGGTCTAAGTCCTTGAAGTTTATCAATACTCATTGGACGAACTTCTATGATGGAGCCTGTTAAAAAGTTCTCAACGCCCTTTTTGGTAGATGCTAGTTTGACTCTATTGGCTCTGGAACCAGTAGTATTCTGTAACGACCCCTCAGTAAGGAACTTAAACAGCGGGCCACGTGATCGAATGATAGCTGTTCGTATTGGAGACATCACTTCATCAGCCTGTTTCATTGTTGGGGCGGTGGTGATTTGATGGGTCGTGGTGGTGTCGACATTGTGAAAGTATGATTGGATACATGAATCGTATAATGACTTAGCCGCGCCTCTACCGACGATCAAATACTGTTTGTTGATTAGGCGTTTCTTAATCATCTTACGAACGTACTTTCCACCATGATTATCGGGAGACGGTTCATAGATGCTACGCTCGACAAAGTAGTACCAACCAAATATTTGCTCTGCCCATAACTTGAATGAGTCGAGCAATCTCAAATCTGCACCATCGGTAAGAGTTAGTTCGTTCTCGCAATAGTCGACAAATCCGTCAACGGCCCGATCGTCATAGTAAATTCCAGGATTTGCTATTAGATCGTCGATTCGATTCATTTCCATGGAGATTTCTTTACAGACCGGTATCATTCGGTTTAATACATCACTGCGAAATTTACCGTAATATTTTGGGGTTGCGGTGTTTGATAACGCCATAGTAGAACCTCTTTACTTAACTTTACTTTTAACTCCTTTAATAATTTCTTGAGCTAACGGCGTTTTGGAAAGAGCGTAGAATGAGGCCAGAGTTGTACCAGCAGCAGTAATGGTTTTAACGACGTTTAGACCTTTTTTAACATGTCCCGGATTTAGATCTCTAACTTGTTTTTCCAATTGAATTCTAGTGGTTAGTTCTCTAAGCTGCTCGTTGCTCATTTCGTGGATCTTTTTACCTTTAAGTAACACTTTTTTTTTGTGATCGTCGCTAACAATACGGGGTTTATTCTTAGGTTTCGACTTTGAAGAGGTTCTTCGAGCTTTACCCCTTCCCCATTTCATTCCAGGAATTCCAAAATGAGCTAAATCGTCACGCATCTTATATCACCTCCACCACAGACATAGTGTTTTCGATCTGAACGTTGAGCCGCCATTCGAATTCAGCTATTTGACGCTCGATGGCTTCCAAAACAAACGAACTTGTTGGCGGATCAAATAATAAACGAACTTTTAAATAAATGAACGTCTGTACGGGTGATAAGTCTTTTCTATCCCCTAGGAAATCGACCCAAGTCTCCGACTTACTTGTAATTATAAATCCATTAGATGGCCCAACCCCAAGTTGAGTTAGTATGAATAATACAGAATTGATATGCATTGTTATGTCTTGATCGAAATGTGTATATTCCTCCTCTACACCAAGGAGTTTTTTAATCAGGGTGAGAATGCTATCCATGATTAAACCTCCTACTCATACCAAGTCGGTCCGATGTATTCTCGCATGACGTAACCGATAAAGCCAGAGTTAGTATGAACGAATACCCAACTATCATTGGCATCGGCGTCCGCTACAATAAGCACATCGCCTCGGTTTACGACACATACCACATCACTTAATTTATCTGGGGATTCTCTAACGTTTAATTTACAATCACTAATGACTGTAGCCATTAACGGTGCAAATGGTAACGAATGCTCGTCGGTTATCGGTTCGAGAATATGCTCTCTGCATTTTTCGTCAATTACTTTGTTGTAATCCATATTTATCCTCCTAATGTTTATTTCCAAGGACAAGTATCATTTGGTCGTCTCTCATTCGGCAATTGTGGTAATAACGATTCGTCTCCGTAATGTATTGCGTTGTGGGTGCCGTGTGTTGTACAGATTAGGTATTCGGGATCATATATGAAATCTCGGTCGAACTCTACATCTTCGATAGAAATAGGATTTATATGATGTATTACTATACGACCATAAATTCGATAATCGTCTACCCCGAGATCACAACCTTCGTCTCGGATGATAATATTATCTCGCGTTCTTTTCCATCGATCGGATTTATATAGTAATTGGTTTAAATAGCGATCACCTCCAAAAGTCGATTTACCTACGGTGGACTTAAGTTGTAGATATTTATAACGTTCTTCAAAAGTTTTTAGCCTTGTTAATTCGCGAAACGTTCTAATCATTTTCCCCAAATCCATCCATATAAATTTTTGCTAGATCGTGCAAGGTTAACTGACCAATAACCCTATGTCTTGGATAGGCTCGTTTGCGACCATCGACATCTCGCTTCACTATGGTGGTCCATGCGTCACAAGTGTGGCGAAAACATCCATGGCATAGACGAGGAGATGATACCAAATATATTCGCCCCTTGAACTTTATTGTTTTCATACCGCCCTCCTTATCGGTACATTCTAATCATTCATGTCTCCTTGACCACTATAAGTTCTCATAGCAGAAAGAGCATTTGCATATAATTCTTCTACTTTCTTTGCTGATTGAATCGCGTCGGTCTTGGCCTGTATTAATTCCTTTTGCTTCTCGAGAATCTCCTTTTCGATTCTGTCCTTAGTGGAACCAATTTTCAGAAAATGTGCTATGACCTGAGAAGAAGCTGTTCCTTTAGAAAGTTGAGCCTCAGCCAAGTCGACTGCAAGAGCTACTAATTGATTCTCACGAGCTTCAGGAGTTTTAGCAGGAGGACTTCGTCTTTTAGGTTGAGGTTCGCTTCTCTTAGAAACAGCCATTAAATGTTCATCGTCCTTTCTTCTATACTTTGTTCTGATTCGTAATCGGTTAAGATAAATTTCTAGAAACTTTTAAGTGTGGCGGTAATACTTTAACCGTCTTTTACAACGACTCTTGAAGGGAGAACAGGATCACCACAACCTGTTTTTAAAAAGGACTGCCCGCCACACTTAAAAGTTTCTAGAAAATATACCGCCGGAGCTTTTTTTAGG